ACTTCTTGCCTTTCCGCTTGGGCAGCTTGCTCTCGTCCACGCCCTTGAGCTTCTTGCGCGCCTCGTCAGCGGAAAAGCCAGGCACGTTCCCGCCGGCCGCGTAGCCGAAGAAACGCGCCTGGGCCTTGCTGACAGGCTTCTTGTAGGGTCGGCCGCCAGGCATGGCTACGCCGGGACGGGTGGCGTCGGAGGTTCTGGCTCCGGCTCGGGTTCTGGCTCAGGGGCTGGCTCGGGGGGTTTGGGATCTTCGCGCATGCTCTAGCCCTCGCCGCCGGTGCTGGCCTTTTGCTGGATGACGAAGAAGGGATAGCGGTTGGCCTTGGTGGATTGCTGGCGGTTGATCGGGTTGGGGATGGCCCAGGCGAAGCGAGCCGTCACGCGCAACGCGACCATGTCCTGCTGCATCAGGTTGTACTGAATGACTGGCGGGCTGCCGTTGTCGGTGATCACGCCCGTGTCGAACATCTCCATGCTGATGTCATCTCGGACCGCCAGCATGCTCTGGTCCCACTGGCCGCCAATCATCGAGTAGCCGCTGGCGCCCGTGTTGAAGCTCGAAAGGCCAGCGTTCGAGAAGATGATCGGCTCGCCGAAGAGCGACCCCGTGTTGATGGCGGCGTTGGGCGTGGAGTTGTCGCCGATGAACAGCATGCCCTTGGTCGTATCGCGCATGCCGCGTAGCTTGGCCTTGACCTGGCGGCGCGCCCAGAAGCCCGTCACGTCGAAGCCGTCGGCCTCCACGGTGGCCATGCCGTTGTTCACATCATCGAGGTAGTCCACGGTGGACGTGCCCGCGATCACGAGGTTGCCGGCTGAGTTGGCGCCGGTGACGATGGCGGGCGGGAAGGTGGTCGGGGCATTGGTGCCGAAGAAGATCGCGTCGTCCAGGGCGACCCCGAAGGCCTCGGTGATCTTGGGCTTGGTCTGCGACCAGAAGTCGTAGTCCATGTCTTCGAGCAGGTTTTTTGCGATGGGCACAATCACGGCCATCTCTTCAGCGTTGAGATAGACGTTGTCCCACTGAAGGCTGGTGGTCTGCTTCATGCCGATATCTCTGGCGTCCAGGGAGGCACCGGTGATCCAGTACGCCGTGGGGAGCTGCGACATGACCGGGATGCGCTGCTGGGCACGCTTCATCCGCACATGCGGCATGAGCTGCAGGGCGGCTGACTTCACCTCGATGGACTGAACGATGTCACGCTGAACGTCCTCGGGGATCAGCGGACCTGAGCCAGGGGTGGCTCGTGTGGCGATGCTGTTGTACGGCGTGAGAGTGGCCCTCTAGAGAATGGGGCCAGCTCCGTCGGAACTAGCCCGAACCGTTAGATCGCCAGCCGTAGTACTCGCGGAAGATGTCGCTCATCTGCTTGTCGGCTGGGGAGGGGCTGAATGCGGGCAGGAGGTCCGGCTCGGCGATGCCGCCGCGTGCCTCGCTCAGGATCTGCTTGCGGAACGCCTGGTTGCGCCGCAGCTTGTCCTGGGCTTCCTTTTCGCCTTCAGCCTTCCAGTGTTTTTCGAGGCTCTTCAGCGCCTCACTGACAACCAACTTGCGTCCGTCCAGGCCTTTGCCGGCGCCCTCGATGCCCATGATCCGCTGGCGTTCCTTTACGGGTAGCGCCTCCATCAGCGGGTCAATGGCGATGCGATCGTGCTGGACGCCCACGTTGGTGAAAAAGCTCTGAAGGCCCTGGTCCTGCTCGGCTGACTTCTCGGCCTCGCGGTCCTGGGCGGCGTACGCCCACGGGTCTTCATCGCGCAGTCGTTTGCGCTCGTCTTGGCGGGCGCGTGCGGCACGCTGCGCCTCGCGGCGGTCAGTCTCAGACTGGACTCGACGCTCTAACTCCTCCTGGGTCAAGCTCAGCCGCTCCGACGGTGTGCCTGGCTCGCCGGCCTCAGGTTCGGCCTCCTGCGCTGGTCGGCGATTGAACAGTCGCGACCACCAGCCCGGCGAAGACCCTTCCTGCGGCTCGGAAACCGGCTCTACATCGGGCGACGGTGCGCCCTCTGAAGGGGTGTTTGGTTGTTCGTCGGCCATCATAGAACCTTTCTAGACCGGGATGTAGCCGTTGGGGGTGTAGGGCGGGGCGAAACTCCACGGGTTGCCGAAGTTGGGCGCCGGCTGACTCCAAGGCGGTGTGAACCCAGGATCACGGTTAGTCGGAACAGCACCCCCGAAGTTGAAGTTGGGCGCCGTCGGGATTGCGCCGAAGTTGGGCGCGGCCGGCGGCGTGGGCAGCGTGGGCGTCGGCGGCGTGCCTGGCGGGGTACCGAACGGCATCGCCAGGGCCTGAGCACGTTGCTCGTCAACGCTCTGCTGTTGACGGGGGCGAAAGATATTGTCAAACCACTCCTGTGAGCCAGGCGCTGGCGGGCCAGCGGGAGGAGCAGCCGGGGCTGGTGTGCGTTGCTGCATCGTCTGCATGCCCGGCGGCATGCCTGGCGCCTGGTACGGGTTGGCGCCCAACATCTGCGGGATGTTCATCTGGCCGTAGTTGGGCGGCGGGGCGCCGGTGGCTGCGGCGGCCGTGGGGTCGATGTAGCGCAGGGCGTTCATCGTGCCCTGCTGGGCAGCCTGCATCGGGTTGGGCGCGCTGTACGTGTTGGCGCTCACGATGTCGCTGGGCGGTTTGCCCTGCATCACCTCGCCATACGCCTTGCGGAGGGCGTCCTGATTGCCCACCGGGTTCATCGCGGCGTAGTCCTTGATGGCGGCGAGCTGCTGGTTGCCGGCGCCCAGGGCTTGCTGGTAGGCGGTGCCCTTGGCGGCCATCAGGTCCGTCGCCATCTTCTGGGCGGCGTCCTGCTGGGCGGCCTGCAGCATGCCCGCCTGGGGATCGACGTTCTGCGCTTTCCAGGCGTTGAACTCGCTGCTGGCGTCGTCGGCGGTGTACAGCTTGCCGTCGATGGTGCGCCCGATCTTGCCCTGCACCTCGTCCTGCTTCTGACGCTGCAGGTTCAGGATCTGGCCGATGCGGGCCTGTACCTCGGCCTGTGTCTTGGGCATGTACTCGGGGTTCATGCCCGTGTTCGTCACTACGCCGGTGAGCGGGTTGCGCTGGTAGATACTCAGGCCGGTCTGGGGCGCCTGGACGGTGGGCGCCTTGGCGGCCTGATTGGCGATGTTGGTGGCTTCCAGCGTGGCGCCCTGCTGGGCTAGCTCGCCAGGCAGCTTCTTGGCAGCAATCTCGGTCGCCTGCGTCGTCGCCGCCGTGGTCGCCCGTGTGCCTTCAGTGGTGGCCTGGGTCGCGGCTCGGCCAACGGACGCCGTCTGGAGGTCGCTGGCGGCCTTGTCGTCAATGATCTTCTGGTTCTGGTCGTCGTACTTGTGCTGCTGGTTGAACTGGCGGATCTTCTCGTCCAGCTCGGCCTTGTTCAGCTTCTGGGTGGCCGCGTCATTCTGGATCTTGGCCACCTCAGCGTCAGTGCCGTAGATGCCCGTAGCCGCCTCGTTGCGCGCCCTGGCGTTGCGATCACCCTCGGCCACCTGGCGATCGACGGCCTTTTTGATCTCGTCGTCGGCGTTCGGCACGCCGGCCGGCACGATCTTGTGATAGCCGCCGGCCGGGTTATTGATGTCGTCGGGATACCAGGCGCTGCCGTCACCACTCTTGACCACGTAGTCGGTCGGGCCGGTGGCCTTGGTCGCCGAGGTGGTGTCCTTGGGCGGCTCAGCGATCCATGACGGGTTGCCGCCTGGGTCCGTGCTTTTAGTGACCGTCATCGGCAGCGTGCGACCGTCGGGCGTCTGGACGGTAATCTGGTACTCGCCGGTGTCGATCAGCACATCCGCGCCGACCGGGTTCTTGCCGAGCTTGGGTTGCGCGGTAGCCGTGCCGCCGACGATGAAGCTACCGTTGGGCGCGCCCGAGCCGAGCGACTTGATGATCGCTGCCTGCTCCTCGGGCGTTAGGTTGACGTTGGCTGGCCTGGTCGGGGTAGTCGAAAACAGGCTGCTGCCGACGCCACCGGGTGGCACGGCTGGAGCAGGGCCACCGCCACCTCCGGGCGGCACGGCTGGTTGGGCTGGTTGCATCGTGTCGTTTCGCCCTCCGTAGGTCTGGCCGTAGGCCGTGGTGCCGTGCAGGTTCTGGGTCGGGTCGCCCGTCAGCCAATTCCAGGCCATGGCTCCTCCTTAGCGCGGCACCGCAGCGGTGCGCTGCTGCTCCTGTTGGTAGCGTTGCATGAGTTGCTCGTCGCTGAGCTGGCTGACGATGTCGGCGCCGCCGGCGTTGCGAGCTGCGGCGATAACCCGCTGCAGGATGATCTGCCGCTCGGCGATCGGCGCCCGCTGGAAGGCCGGGTCGTTGACCACATCCCTGAGCATCTGGTCGATGTAGTAGCCGCTCTGCTGCTGGTACTGGCGCTGCTCCTGCTCGTTGAGCGCGAAGTTGCGCCAGGACTTCGGCGTGGCGCCCACGCCCACGTCGGCATTCCGCATCGCCTCGGTGAGCGGGTCGTAGGGCGACTGGGTGTAGCGCGCCGGCGAGACGAGCGCGCCCAGGCCGGTCTGCGTCTCCTGTACGTTGCGGCCGAGCGGGTCCAGGCGCTGCGGCACCAGCGAGCTGGCACCGGGGTAGCTGCTCAGCACGGCATCGAGCAGGCCCTGGAAGCCCTCGCGGGTGTCCCGAGGGCCGGTGCCCAGGGCGCGATCGAGCTGGCGACCCAGGGCGGCGTACGGCGCGAACTGGGTAGTCAGCCCCTCGAAGAAGTTCTGCGCCTTGCGCTCGGGGTCGCCGAGCATGTCCAGGGTGTTGGCCAGGCCCTGGAGCATGGTCTGGTCGATCATGTAGCGACCCATGCCACCGGTCATCTTGAAGACCGTCTGGCCAACGTCCAGGGGTAGCCCCTGCTGGCCTTGCGCCTGCGCGTGCTTGTAGGCATCGCCCAGGATGGCGCCCGCCGCCAGTGGCACGCCCACCGGCCCCATATTCGAGTACTTGATGTACGTCGAGGAGCCGTCCTCGTGCGGTACGCGCAGGGCGTACGGCTGCCAGTTGGGTTCCAGGCTGCTCTTCTCGGATGGGTCCGTCGGCGTGCCGCCGGTCAGGTAGCCATTGGCGCCCAGCATGGTGGCGCCACCCAGGATGCCGGTGCCGAGGGTGGCGCGAGCTGCGCGGTCCACCGCCTCGCCGCGCTCGCCATTGGCCGCCGCCTTGAGCGCGCCCAGGTAACCCAGCGGCGTCAGGCCAGCGCCCTGGGCGGCCACGTTCCAGGGGGTACGCACAAAGGGCATGATCATCGAGAGCGCCAGGCCCTCAGGCCCTCGGCGGGCGCTCATCAGGCCAGACGCCAGACCACCTGGCCGCTGCTCCTGCAGCACCACCCGCTTGGCGGCGTCGTCGGCCTGGGCGAACAACTCGGGGAACTCATCGAAGTTGCGGACAATCTCGTCCACCCTGGCGCGTTTGGCGGCGCCCTGGTAGCCCTCGCGGATGGCCTGCCGCTCGGCCAGGCCGTGGGCGAACGCGCCGCGTGCCGCACCTCGGATCAGCGAGTCGCCCGCCTCCAGCGTGCGTAGCGGCCCCTCGGCCAGGAAGTTGGCCGCACCCGACCAACGTGGGCCGATGGCTTTGCCCAGGGCGGTCTGCTCGAAGCCAAAGCCAGGCTGCGCGACCTGCTCCCAGTTGCGGCTGATGTTGGACGGGTTGAGGCCTGAACGCATGATCTCGGCGGCATCCGCCGCGCCCTGGCGCAGACCACCGGCGGCACCCCGCACCATGTACGGCGAGTCTTCCAACTCGGAGGGCGCCTGACCGATGATGCCGCGCAGCATGGCCGGTAGCTCGCTCATGTAGCGCGTGCGCTCGCCACCCCCCAACTTCGAGGCGGCGATGTCGAAGGCCACCGCGCCGGGGTGAGTCGCCAGGGCCATGCCGAGCTGGCCGGTGTTGGAAAGCGCCTGGGCGGTGTGGGTCGCCGTGGACGAGAGCATGCTGGCGTAACGCATCGTGGAGAGGCGATCCCACCAGCTCACTTTCTGCAGGCTCTGCAGGTACTTGGCGGCGGCCATCTTGTCGTCTGACTGCATGACCTTCACGAGGTTGTCGATCATGTCGTTGGTGATGTTCTCGCCGCCCACCCGCTCAAGGATCTTGGTGGCCATGTTGCGGCGCGTGTCACCCTCGGCGAGTTGGCGGTTCCAGGCAGCGATCGCTCGCTGGTTCTCACGATTGGCGTCCTGCTGCGCGACCCGCGCCTGAGCCGCGAGCCACTCCCGCTGGCCCTCGGCACTCGCGTCCCTGGGGAACTTCTTGGCGGCCTGGGCGTCCAGATCCTTCATCGTCTGGTCCCACGTCTTGGCGTCGTAGTTGTTGGTGGCCTTGAGGTCGTCCTGCAACGCCTTGAGCCAGTCGTCCTGGGCGCCGCCAGCGTGCATCGCCTCACCCGTGAGCGGCTCGGCGCGAGCGCTCCGAATGGCTGCACGATCACGCGCCCGCTGCGCTGCCGCCTCGCCGATGCTGCCACCCGCCTCCTCCAGCGGCGTGCCCAGCTTGCTATTCGCCCAGGCCTGCTTGGCCCTGGCTGCGGTCAGCGCCTGGCGTGCGCTGCGGAGTTCATTGCCGCGTGTGAGCATCGCGGCGATGCCCCGATCGACGTTGATCTTCTGCTGGTTCAGGGCACGCCCGGCGGTGGCCACCGCACCTCGGCCGATGGCTTGTAATTGGGCCGCCTCCAGCATCTTGCGGACCGCGCCCAGGCGCTCCTCGGGGTTGAGGTACTTGGCGCCGCCCTTGGCCTGGATCTCGGCGGTCATCTGCGCTAGCTCGTCATGCTTGTGCTCGATCGTGCCGCGCAGGGCGAGCAGCTCCTGGGGGTTGAAGGCCTGCCCGACTCGAGTTTTCAGGAAGTCGTCGGCGGTCATACCCAGCTTGTTGGCGGTGTCCTTGACCAGTTGATCGTGGGTGATGACGCCCTGGGTGTACTTGCGGATCAGGTCAGGGTTGTCCTCGGCGACCCGCTGCAGGGTGGCCTGGATCTCGGGCGAGCCGTTGGCCATGTGCAGCAGGTTGGGCATCGCCTTGCGCGCCTCTTCGCTGGGCGGGTTGAGCGTCCACGGCTCAGAGCCGGCCAGGGTGCGGCTGATACCGGCGATGTCGTTCCAGGCCGGCTTGGCACCTCTGACGCGAGCCTCGCCGCCAGCCACCGTGGAGAGCAGGTTGCCGGCTGGGCTGACGAGCTGGCTCAGGTCGGACGGGACGCGCTCGCGATCAGGCGTCCAGAGCTGGCGCTCTACCTCGGTGGGGCGCCCCAGCAACCGCCCATCTCCGTCGAAGGCGTTGGACTCGCGGGCGACCATGTTCAACAGGCGGCCCGTGTTGACGTTTGGCAGGCCACCTCGCAGGGCGCCTGCGCCAGCCCCCAACAATGCGCCCTTGAGGATGTCCTGGGGTGTGGCCCCCTCTTGCTGCGATGCCGCGTAGCCCCCGCCCACGGCACCGTACGCGGCCTGACGGCCGATCTCGGTTCTTAGCGGGGCGGCTCCTCGGGAGATTGCTCCAAGGGCGCCTGGTAATCCCCCGCCTGATACTCGGGCGTCCGCGACTGCCCTCTCGGCTTCACGCCGAAGTTGATCCATGTCTGCACCGGCCCCGCCGGTGCGGGCGCTGGGCGGGAGGCCCGCGATCGACCGCTCGCCTTGTCCTCCGCGTCCCACTTCGCCTGCAGCTTCTTCAAGTCCGCCACCAGCCGCTGTACGCGCTCCGCGTGGTCCGCCATAGATCACTCCTGGGATGTCGCTCTGCTGCAAGAACTCGATGCGAGCAGGGACAGAATCGTGTGATTCTACCCTAAAACCGTGTGATTCCAGCAGATTCCTGAACTCCTCCAGCCGCTGGCCGAAGGTCTGATGATCGACGCCTACGCCGCCAATGACGAGGTCGGAAGTGGCTTGCTCGGACGGCCCCCGGCGCGGCACGTTGCGGCTGACGGCGCCAATCCAACCGGGCTGCTCCTGGCGCACCGGGCGGCCTGGCCCTCGGGTGGTGACCGAGGTATGCCAACCATCCGGCGAAAACTGGCTCAGGGCATCATGCAGCACACGCGTGTCCTGGCCACCAGCCCCAAGCCGAATGGTGCCCAGTGAGTCGCCGGCCGTCTCGGCGGTGATCGACGGCCCAGTGTGCGCCAGGAACACCGAGGCCTCGTCCGGGTTAGCCGCCATCAAGCTGGCACCGAACCAGCGGTTGGCCGCCTCGGTGCCCTTCACAATCAGGTTGCCGTCACCCTCGCGCACCGGGTTGCCGTCGGGATCAAAGCCCAGCCCGACGCCTACGCTCGGCTTCTCGACAAACTGGACGCCAGCTTGTTCGGCGAAGGAGTTCAGCTCGGGCGCGGCTTTGGCAATGTCGTCGCCAGTGGTGCCCGGCGGCAGGTTCTTGAGCACCTTAGGCGCCATGCCGATGCGCGTGATGATGTCGGACGGGCCACCCAGCCCCTCGGCCGTTGCGTACGGGTACTCCAGCGGCACCTTGGGGGTCTGCTCAGCCAACCGCCCGACCACCTCGCCGAGGGGCCGCCCCTCCTGGCGCGCCACGTCCTGAGCGTTTTTCATGAAGTCGCCCACGGCGTTGTAGATCCTGGGGATCGAGCGATAGTCGGTCTTCTCGTCGGTCATGTACGCCCAGGGCAGCCACTGCGCGACGTACGCCGAATCCGCCTCCGGGAAGGCGTTCACGATCTTCTGCTCCAGCAGGTTGCGCTCGGCGCGGGTGAGCACCGCGTTCGGGCTGAGGCCGAAACCCTGGCGCCGCATCCGCAAGTCCAGCGTGGCGTAGTCGGGCGCGAAACCCATGTTGGGCACGAACGTGCTCTTATCGATGCCGATGCCAGCTACATTCGCGTTCTGGATGTCTTCGAGCAGTTTGTTCTTGCGCTCCAACTCGCCGAGGCCGGCGTAGTCGCCGCTCTGCTGCGCCCAGTCCAGCAGCTTCTGGTGCAACTCGGGCACCGTATCGGCCCACGCCTGGCGCCCGCTCTTGGCGGCTGGTGACACGGTGGTCACGCCGGTCTTCTTGGAGGTCCGCACGATGTCGGCGCCGTTGATCAGCACATCGTCGCCCTTCGCCCCGCCGTGGCCGGCGGCTGAGAACAGGTCGAACAGGTGCTGCGCCCCGCGCTCGATGACGGCATCTCGCTCGGCCCGTGTGCCGAAGCTAGCCAGGGCTGGATCGCTACCCGCCGGCAGCTCATCGAGCGCATCGCGGCCGATCGCCGTGAGGAACTGCATCATCTCGGGATCAGCGGTGTCGCCAGCCAGGTGCGAGGCGATCACCTCGGGACGAATAACGTAGCCATAGCTAGCCGCCTTGCCACCCGGCACCGCGCCCTGCGTCTGCAGCGATGGCAGGTGGCGCGCTACCCATTCGTCGCCCAGGTTCTCGAAGAGCGCCGTGACCGGCCGCTGCGGGCGGCCCTGGGAGAGCTTGGTCAGAATCGCCGAGATAGCCGTCTGCTCGGGCGTCCAGTCGCCCTGGGCCATGCCGCGCCCGAGCTGCTGGAGATCACTGGCGAACTGGTTAGCCTCGGGATCGGTCAGGTCGGATGGGAAACGCTCGTTGAAGTTGAGGTCCGAGATGACCTGGCGGATGCGGTCCTGCGGCGCGAGGCCCTGCGTCTCGGGCGTGATGCGGGCGCTCTCCAGGGCAGGCGCGTGGTAACCCATGTGCCCCTCGGAGTCATCGAAGCGGGCGCCCTCGGCGAGCGCGTTTTCCCACACCTGGCTGTTGGGTAGCTGCTCTCGGGGAAACATCGTGCCCGCCTCACCAGGCCCGAGCAGGCCCTCGCGCACGTCCCGCCCGGTGCGCTGCACGATGCCCAGGGCCTCACCGGCTGCCGGCGCGGCACGCTGCTCGGCGCGCAGCAGATCAGGTAGAGCGCCAGCCACCGCCAGCGGTGCGCCGCTCGGGTCAGCGGCCAGCGAGGCTGCGAAGCGCAGGCCGCCGCTCGCCAGACCCTCGGGTGCCAGGCCGAAGGCGGCCGCGCCACCCAGCAGGTTGTAGGCGTTCTCCAGCTCCTCACGCTTCGAGTCGGGCTGCCAGGCAGCGGCCGACGAGGCGGCTGGCCCCTGGGCGCGGATGCCGCGCATGATCGCGTTCGCCTGGTCCTGCCAGTCGGTTGGCATGTTGACCATCCGCATCGCCTGCTGGCCAGGCGGCATGTCGCGATCAATGCCGGCCTGCTGCATCAGCGCCTGGTAGGCCGGGTCGGACCAGGCAAGCTGCTCCTCGCCGGCATGCACGCGGGCGGCTGCGGTGAACGGGCTGAGTTCGGTGCCGATGTCGGCGAGCACCTTCGAGCGCGCCCCGAGGCCTGAGGCGAACGTGCCGAGCTGCTCGCCACCGGGCACTCTGGAGAGGATGTCGCCCTCCTTGGGCGTCTCGATCTGCTTGGTGAACTCCTCGTACGAGGATGGCGTGACCGCCGAGACGCGGCCGCCAACGCCCTGCAGTACCTGATTGACACCGCTCGGCACCAGATCGCCGAGGCTTTCCAGGCGACCAGTCACCGGGTTGACCGTCGGCTGGCTGGTGTCCTGGCCGAGCAGGCTGCTCACGGCACCCGTGACGGTGTCCTTGGCCTGGCCGAGGCGATCGAGCACGCTTGGCTGGTCGGCGGTGCTGGTGGTCGGCACCTGCGGGTTGTCGGCGAACAGCGCGCCCTGGATACGGCCCTGCAATGCCTGCATCTGGTCGGGCGTCATCCACTCGGAGCCGCCCTTGAGATCCAGGCCGGACTGTCCGACGTGAAACGCACCGCTCTGCGGGTCGTACCCGTCGGCGAAGAAGTAGTGGTTCTGGGTGCTGATGGTCACCGGGTTACCGGTCTGCGCCTCACGCGCCATGGCCTGCACGTCCGGTCCGACCGCTTTGGTGGCCACGCCCATCTTGTCCATGAGCGCCTTCTCGCTGCCGAGGCCGGCCATGCCCTGGGCGGATGTCCAGCCCACCGTGGCGGCCAGGTCGGTGGCCTCGCGGAGCGTGGGGTTGCGACCGTACATGCTGGCGAAGCGCACCGCTGCGGCCGGGCCGCACGCGGCGTACGCCTCGTCGTTGGATAACTGCGGCTGACCAAACTGGCTGACCTGACTGGCCGGCTGCGCGGCGGCCTGCTGCGCCCAGGCCCCGGTGCGCGCCAGCAGATCCTGGGGAGCGGTGCCGGGCGGACCGCTGATGTCCGAGTAGGCGCTCGCGTAGTTGCGCCTGGCGGCCGACTGCGGGTTATCAAACTGGTACGGGCGCTCGGCCTGGGCCGCCACCCACGAGGCTTTCTCGGCGCCCGTGAGGCCCTGGGGAGCGGATTGGTAGGCCTTGGCGTACAGCGGGATGATCCGGGATGCCTGCATCTCGGCGCCCTCGGAGCCGAGGAGTTGCGCCTCGGGGATACCGGCGCCCATGCCACCCAGGTCGAACTGGAACAGGCCCCTTCCACCGCCGCCCTGCTGCACGGCATTGATGTTCCAGCCGGATTCCGCCTTGGCGCCGGCGGCCACGGTGCGGATGAAGTCGGGGTCGCTGGCCAGCTCGCCGGGGGCGTTGCGCTGGATCAGGTCGTTCAGCCAGCCAGGGACGCCTGAGGTGGGCGCCCCTGACGGCCGCACGCCACCGGGCGCGCCTTGCCCGGCGACTGCTGAAATCTCAGGTGCCGTAGGGGTCGGCGCCTGGAGGGTGGAGGCAAACTGCTGCACGTTGGCGCCGGCGGCGTGCGCGGCGCCCAGGGCAGAGCCGAGGCCGGCGCCGGGGTCGAAGCTGCTCGCGAACTGCTGCACGTTGCCACCAGCGGCAGCCACCTGCCCCAACACCTGACCGAACCAACTGTCGTTACTACTCGCGGAGGGAGAAGGTGACGACGAGGGGGCTGGTTGCGGTTCGGGAGCCGGGGCAGGCGCCGCTGGGGGAGGTGGTGCAGGCTCAGGCGGGAGAGTCGCCTGGCCTTGATCCGCGTACTGCTGGCGCGCCTGGGTGACCTCGGGCGGCTCGTCGGGCGTGGCCGGCGCCAGGAAGCGGGTGCCGGTGGGATTGGTGAGCGAGTCGCTACTGGGCGGCGCCGGGGGCGGCGTGGCGATGGCCTGGAGCTGGGCGTTCTGCTGGTCGAACGATTGCTGCAGCGCGAACTGCTGGTTCTGCTGCTCGAACTGCTGCTGCAGCCGCTGACGCTCGTACTCGTCGTAGTCGGTCTGGTCGATGTCCGGCAGCATCGTCATGGGCTATTGCAACCGCCAGGTGCCCGCCGTAGAGGTGTTGGTGCCGTACTTCGGCAGGCTCTGGTTGTAGAGCGCCTGCACGTCGTTCTTGTCCCAGCCAGCCGCCTCGTACTGACCGAGCAGCATCTGCTGCTGGCTGGGGGTGAAGTTGTTCCAACTCTGGGCCGAGATCTGGTTGGGTGCCGGCAGGTTGGCGCCCCACATGTTGGTGCCGTTGCCGGTGGCCTGCTGGGCCTGGTCGCCGGTGGCCTGGTTGCCGCCCACGCCGATACCCGATCCCCACACCTGGCCGCCCGAGGCCTGGGCCTGCGGGTTGTAGCCGGCCACCTGCTGCTGCATGGTGCCCAGGTCCACCGCCTGGGGTGCCACGCCGGTGGTCGCCCCGCCGCCAGGCATGTACTGGCCCATGGCTGCCGCGTACAGATCGCGCATGCCTTGAGGGGTAGAACCCAGCACCTGCTGGTACTTGGCCCAGTCGGCCGGACCTCTCAGGTTCGACAGGAGCTGCAGGTAGTTCTGGGTGTTCTGCTGCGCGAGCTGCGCCTGCTGGGCCTGGAACTGCTGCTGGTTGAAGGCCTGCTGCCACATCTGCTGCTGGTGCTGCTGCGTCTCGACTTTGCCGTAGTCCGGGTTGGCGGCGTAGAACTGCTTGACCGAGGCGCTGGCGTCCTGCGCCCACTTCGCGGCGGCGGCGTTTTCGTCGTTCTGGTTGTATTTCAGATACCAGTCGCGGGTGGCCGCGTCCTGGGTTTTGAAGTCGCCCGGCTGGACGTTGTAGTCGTGAGCGGGGGTGTAGTAGCCCGTCAATCCGGCGGTCTGCTGGGCGTTCTGGAACTGCTGTTGCTGCTGCTGGCTGGTCAGGTTGCCAGCGATCGGCGTGGTGCCGGGCGCGTAGTACTGGCCGTACGCCTGGGAAAGGTTGAAGGCCTGCTGGTAGGCCTGCTGCTGGGCCTGCTGGGTGGGTGTGCCGGCCGTCGGCGCCCCGCCGGGGCCGTACCACTGCCCGAACTGGCCGGTGAACCACTGCTCCTGGGGGTTGGACCACTGCCCATTCCACATGCCCGTCTGCTGGGCGGTGTCCATCGTCTTCTGCCACTCAAGCTGGGCGAAACCGAGGGCATCGCTCTGCGAGTAGTGGTTGGCCATGGCGTTGTAGTAGGCGTTCTGGGCGTTGGTGTTGGCCGTGGCGTTGTTGGCCTTGGTGACCGAGTCGTACCAGTTGCGCTGATCGGTTGACTGGAGCAGGTTGTTGTACAGGTCGGCAGCCGTCGGGTTGCCGTACATATCAGGCATCTAGGCTTTCCTCCTGGGCAGTCCCTGCCACTCGCCGACCTTGGCGTTTTTGGAGCCGTACCAGCGCCCCCAGCCCACCTGCGGCGCCTGGTCCAGGGCGTAGTCCACGCTGGCCTGCCAGGCTGACGGATCGCCCGGCTGGTAGCCGGTCAGAGCGGTGAAGTCGTTACCCATGCCGGCCTGTGTGCCGTACTGCTCGTAGCCCTGGCCGCCGTAGTGGAGCTGGAATGGCCACCACGAGCTGCCGGTGGGGAAGTCGGCGCGCACGGCGGGATCGGTGAACGCCGGCTGGTTGGGGTTCTTGGGGTCGCGGCCGCCCTCCCAGTAGGCCACTTTGGTGGCCACGTCGGGGTCGATATTGCGGGCGATCGACGCCTGGCGGATGTAGCTCTCGATCTCGCCGGGCTTGGGCGGCGTGTAGGCCGGCGCGGGCGTGCCGGTGAAGTAGTTGGGCTGCTGGTACTGGTAGTCGGCGAGCGGGATGACCGCCTCGGGGCCGGCCTCGCCGACGAGCGCCAGGGTGGGCTGGGTGACGATGCCGCCGCTGGCCATTGGCCTCACGCCAGGGGGTAGCATCGGTGGGCGTGGCGGAATCCCAGCGGGCATGGGCGGACCAACTCTCGGTGGGCCTGCAGCGGCTGGTACTGGCGGTAAACCGCCTGGAGGACCTGGCGGTGCGCCTGGAGGTGCTGGAGGCGCGGCTGGTGGTGCGCCTGGAGGACCAGCGGGCAAGCGGGGCCACTCGGCAGGCACTGCAAGAGGCTCTGGAGTCGGAATCCGAAGCTCCGGCCACCTCTTGATGACCGCCTTGAACACCTGCGCGAAGCTTTCGCTGCCCATGCGCGCCAACTCCGTCTGGCGGCCCTGGGCGTTGGGCGAGCCGTCCGGGTTGAACAACTTCTGGCGGTAGTACTCCAGCTTCTGCTCCTCGGTCACGTCCGCCGAAAAGGGTGCGCGGGTGGGCGCGAAGGCGAGGGCGATGGTGGTGGCGGTTTCATCGATCCACAGCGCCAGGTCGGTGGCCACCTCGTCCAGCATGTTGGGTGTACCCGGCATTTACCCACCTCCTGGCAGCGGCATCTGGCCGGCGCGAGGACCGGGCACCACCGGCGTGCCGGGGATACCGCCGGGTGGCATGCCAGGTCCGCCGCCGCCGGGGGGTGGTGGTGCAACAGGCAGCCCCCGCCCCGGAGACGGGACCGGATTGGGGGGCATGCCGCCAGGACCAGGCAGCGGAGGCGCGCCCGGTGTCCCGCCTGGCACACCCGCGCCACCGGGGGGTGCCATCCCAGGAGGAGGTGGTCCCATGCCCGGCGGCACGGCGCCCGGCTGGGGCAAGCCCGCTGCCTCCAGCCTGGCCGAGCGGATGGTGGCGATCTTCTGGAAGATGGCGTTTTTCAGCTCCTGCTGGATCTCCTGGGAAGACTTCAGATCGTGCAGCAGCCAACTCTTTTCGACCTCGTCCGGGTTGGAGCCGGCGCGCTCCACGGCGTCCTCGTAGGTGATGAGCTTGAGCTGCATCTTCTCGCCGATGGCGCGGGTTTCGATGATCTCGTTGCTCGGTGTGCTGGGCGCCAACTTGACCTCGTAGCGGTGTACGCCCTTGAGGTCATCCGGGCCGATGCCCAGCCAGGCCGCCTTGCTTTGGCCGCCGATGGTTTTCTTGCCGCGTTTGGCCTCGATCTCGCCCCAGGCGTACACCTTCTCGGAGATGCGGTTTTCGATCAGCCAACTCTCGAAGCCGATGCGCTCGCCCAGGGCGACCTCCGCGTTGGAAACGATCGGGTCCCAGCCCAGTCGGGCGAGGTACGCGGCCTGGTTGAGGGCGTAGCCGCTCTGGTCACTGGCGACCATGCCCTGCACCACGCTGGGCAGCGCCCACTCCAGCATGTCTCTTATGCCCTGGATCAACTTGTCGGTTTCGACGCCGCTCTTGGGCTGGTCGATCGGCGCCACGTCGAACGGGAACAGCTTGCCGGGTTCGATGAGCTGCGCCTTGGTGTTTTGTTCTCTGGC